GAGGCACCGGCTTTTTATGGTCCTGCCGCAAAGACCATTGCTAAATTATCTAAAGATGCTTTAAATTTATTAGATGAAGTTACAGCCTCTGTTAAAACTACACAGTTACAACCACAAGGTGCTAACATAGGTGCTATTACAAAAGTTCCTGAAGTAGATACTTTTAGTAAACCTACTATAAATTTAAATGAAGTAGGTGGTAATACAGTAGCAGGAAAAAAAGGACAAGCTGATTATGTTGAAATGGAGAATAGGGCATTAAAGATTTATAAAAGCAAAGATAAAATACCTAATGAAATTAAAGACAATATGTATTATATGACAGGTGCGTATAGAGATGCAGAGGGTTTTTTAAAATATAAAATACCAACTGCTGATGCTCAACTAAACGTAGGACTTTTATCTAATCCTAAAATAAATGTAATAAGCAAACGTGATTTTTTTAACGCAGATAATTTACCTACAGAGGGTCTTAGATTAGAAGAAGTATTAAACTTTAAAGATTTATATAATCAATATCCTGATTTAGCTTCTAATTTAAGAAAAAGAACAGCAAATACAAAAGAAATTCAGTATGGTATATTAAAAGATATAAGAGTTAAAAACTTTGATACTTATGTCAAAGAAAGAGGCTTTGATGAAAAACAAATAGAAAAATTTAGAAACAGTGGTACAAGAGCTATATATGCTAGAAATGGTGAAGTAGAAACTATATTTGTATCTAGTGGTAAACTTAATGAAGTCAAAAGTGATTTATTGCACGAGATACAACACGCAATCCAAAGAAGAGAAGGTCATCCTACAGGAGCTGCACCTGAAGACTTTTTATACAATGAAAAAACAGAATTTGGTGCTGCCTATGTAGATTTGGTAGACAACATAGCTAAAGAAAATAAAATTTTAAAAAATGATTTTATTAAAACAGATGGTTATTTAGATAATGTGATGTCTGACACAGATAAAATTTTTGACTCTGCTGTAGAAAAATTAATGCTGATTAAATTTAATAAAACATTTGCTGACGCAAAACAAGGAACAAAACAATTTTATAAACCTATACCTGTGGATCAGTATCCTAAAATAACTGATAGGGGAGAGCTTATAGTTGATTCTACTAAAAATTATGAAAGTTACAATCTCAAAACTGTTAAATTTACATACAATGAAGAGCAAATGCTTAGTAACCTTGTTAAAAATGATGACTTTTTATATTATATAAGTCAACGTCTTGTGTTAGAACGTCAAGTTAGAAATAAAAACATAATGGAAAAACAAGCACATATAATGTATGAAAATGTTATAGGTGAAAAACAAGCTAGAAAAGTACAAAATGACCAAGATATATATGCTCAAAAAGTAAAAGAGGCAAGAGAAAAGGGTGTTTTAAAACCTAATCAAGACTTTGACGCAGAAACTAAAGAAAGAATATTTAGAAGTATAAAGCCTAGCCGATATAATGTGTACAGAGGGCAACCTGATAAGACGTTGGATCAAGACGTTGATATAGTAGCTAACATAAAGGAACAATAATATGCCAAATTTAGAAAAAAGAAAAGAACAAGAAGCCTTTGATCCATTAGAACTAAGAGATATGTTAGTGGAAAAAGGTTTAGTAGGATCTCTTGTTAAAAATTTAACTCGTGATGAGATGAATGCTTTCATTGAAGAATTTAGTAAAATGAAAACAGCAAAAGCTAAAGGTGGCAATATAAGTGGTCAAATGGAAATGTTTGAAGATGGTGGACTCAAAGATGAGGGTAACACAGTAGATCCTGTATCAGGTAATGATGTTCCTCCGGGTTCAACACAAGAAGAAGTAAGAGACGATATACCTGCACAATTAAGTGAAGGTGAGTTTGTATTTCCTGCGGATGTAGTTAGATATATTGGTCTAGAGAAATTGATGATGATGAGACAAGAAGCTAAACAAGGTCTTAAAGCTATGGAAGATATGGGTCAGATGGGTAATAGTGATGAAGCCACAATGCCTGATGATTTACCTTTTGATATGACAGACCTTGACATGGATGAAGATGAAGAGTATAATAGTGATGAAAAAGAAATGGCAGAAGGTGGGGTAATTCACGCAGCTACAGGCTTTGCTGGAACAACAACAGCTACTCAACAGTTAGGAAGTAGAGCATCTAACTTTGGCAATACAGCAACTAGAACACAACCTACTAAAAAATATACACCACCACCAATACCAACTGCACCACCTGTAGGTGGATTTAAATATGGATCACAACAAGCTGGTAAAAAAGGTAAATTGTCTTTTGACCAACTTTTTAAAGAGGCAGGTGCGGCAGATGAATACAGAACGTATGTAAATGATGCTGGTGCAGAAATACAAGTTCCGTTTAAAAATGGTAAAGTTATGACTGGGTTTACAATACCTGAAGGATATAAACCAAAGACAGAAAAGGTAGACACAGCTAAAACACAGACTACAAAAACTAAAACAGCACGTGTAGAGCAAGAGAGTGGTGACAGCGATCCAAGAGATTCTCAATCTGTTGTAAGTTTAGGTGGTTCAATAGGACCTGATGGCAGGGTAACAGGTGCTAAGTCTTTTGCTTTTAGTGTCAATCCACCAAAAGGTATGGGTATAAATGTTATAACTATGGGTAAAATGATAGCTGGTGGTATTACTGGTAATTATCCTAAAGGCACAACATTTAACTTTCAAACTCTTGATAAAAATGGAAGACCTGTTGGTGGTATAGTGAAGAATGTTCCAGCTTCAGTTTATCAAAATGCTAAAACTATTACAGATAGAAAAGGTGTGAAAAGAACAAGTATAACAAGCGACAGTGCAAATGATTTAGCAAAAACACTATCTGCTATGGAAAACTTTGATGCTGGAGATTTAACTTATGAAGAATTATCAAACTTAGGTACTACACCTGAACAGATAGCTCAAAACATAAAAGATTCTCAGTTTACTAAAGAACAAGAAAAAAGAGCAGAAAGAATTACCTCACAGAAGATTGGTGATGAACCTATGACTGGAGTAGGCGATGATGATACAAAATATTTTGGAAGTGACAAAGGTACACAAGTTGAGGGTGGCATTGTCTATGACGATCCTGTTGGAATAGGTTATGATGATTCGCCTAGCGATAGTGGAATAAGCTCTTCACAGCAAGATACCTCCGTAGATGATGTAGGTTCAGAAGAAGATCCCGGATCATATGGAGCTAGTGTAGGATCAATGGGTGGCATGGGAGACTTCAACATAGGTGGACTTGCAGGTAAAAAGAAAACAAAAGTTAAAAAGATGAAGCGAGGTGGATTAGCTTCTAAAAAGTAATCCCCATTTAGAACTAGCTTACTTAACCCCCAACATGGCTACGTTAACCCTAGGAGAAATAAAATGGCAGAACCAGCTAAAGACGTAATGGTGAAAGATGCTACACCAACTAAAAAAGCATTTATAAGTAGACCTTATTCTCAAGAAGAGAGACTAAAGAAAGATGAAGAAGAACTTGCAAGGCTCATTGAAGAGCAAAAAGGTTCAAAAGAGACTAGCGAGGAGAAAGAGGAAAGTGAAGCAGAACCGACTTCTGCTGAAGAAAAAACTTTTAAGAAGCGATATGGAGATTTACGCAGACATACCCAAGAGAAAGAAAAGCAATTTCAAAATCAGCTAAATGAGTTAAAGACTCAGTTAGAACAAGCTACTAAGAAAGAAATGAAATTGCCAAAGTCTGATGAGGATATAGAGGCATGGGCAAAAGATTACCCTGATGTTGCAAAGATTGTAGAAACAATAGCTATGAAAAAAGCTATGGAGCAATCTAAAGCTTTAGAAGAACGTGTAAAGCAAATAGATGAAATGCAACATAATGCTGTAAAAGATAAAGCTGAAGCACAATTATTGTCGCTACATCCAGACTTTACAGATATAAGAGAAAGTGATGACTTTCACGAATGGGCAGAAGAACAGCCTAAATGGGTACAAGACGCACTATATGAGAATGATAATGATGCAAGATCAGCAGCAAGAGCAATTGATCTCTACAAAGCAGATAGAGGTATTAACAAGGGAACTAAGACAAAGAGTGATAAAACTGCTGCTAAAGCAGTTAATACTCAAAGCACAAGAACAAATATTGATGCTGAAGGGAGTAGTAACAAAATCCGTGAGTCAGCAGTTCAAAAAATGAGTGCTAAAGAGTATGAGAAAAAATCAGAAAGTATAATGGAAGCTATCCGTAGTGGTAACTTTATTTATGATGTCTCTGGTAATGCTAGATAAAAGCTTGACAAAGTTTTAAATCTAAGTATAACTATAGATAACTAGAGGTGTAGTGTAACCCCTTTTGGATACTTATGCTACATCTACACGACTTTAATAGACTACCCAATTATGTGAGCCTACAAAAGATTAGCTATCTTTATGTACAACCTCAACGCATGAATGGTCCTTATAAAGTAAAATGACTAAAAGATAGTGCATAACTATATGCACATTAGATAAATGTTAAAGGAGATAAAAATGGCATTTACAGCAGCGGCTGGCTATGGTAACCTCCCTAACGGTAATTTTAGTCCTATTATTTACAGCAAACAGGTACAACTTGCATTCCGTAAGGGTTCTGTTGTTGAAGCAATCACCAATAATGATTACTTTGGTGAAATTGCAAATATGGGCGATTCCGTTAAGGTTATTAAAGAGCCAGAGATTACAGTTAAGGCATATTCTAGAGGAACTACTATTACTCCTCAAGACCTTGACGATGAAGAGTTTTCACTTACTATTGACAAAGCTAACTACTTTGCATTTAAAGTGGATGATATTGAAGAGGCTCACTCTCACGTTAACTTTCAGCAGTTAGCATCTGATAGAGCAGCTTATAGACTTGCTGACCAATTTGACCAAGACGTGCTTGGTTATATGTCAGGTTTCAAGCAATCAGCAATACACGGTACAGCAGATACAGCTAATACAACTGTTAACGGTGCAAAGGCAGTATCTACAGCAGGTTCTGACGAACTATTATCTTCAATGAAGTTAGATGCTTCTGACTTTACTGATGGTTCAGGAACTGCAGGAAGTGCAAGTAATAGTATTATTATTCAACCTAGAACAGGTGGAGCAACTGATGCTACTCCTGCAGCAGGAAGCACTTTCCCATTAACTGTGATTGCAAGAATGGCAAGAAAGCTAGATCAGCAGAATGTAGACACTAATGGTCGTTGGCTTGTACTTGACCCTGTATTTATTGAAATGCTAAAAGATGAAGATTCAAGATTATTCCAAGCAGATTGGGGTGGAACTGGACTTCAGAATGGATTAGTATTAAATAGCTTACACGGTTTTAAGGTATATCAATCCAATAATCTTCCCGCCGTGGGAACTGGTCCTGCAACTGCGGCTGCATCTAATACTTCTAACTATGGTATTATTGTAGCTGGTCATAGTTCATCAGTAGCAACTGCCGAGCAAATCAATAAGACAGAGACTTATAGAGACCCTGATTCTTTTGCAGATATTGTTCGTGGTATGCATTTGTATGGCAGAAAGATTCTTCGCCCTGAAGCAATCGTGACTGCAATTTATAATATAGCATAAGGAGATTTAATTATGGCTTTAGGTGATAATACTACTTCTCCAGCAAGAGGTAATAGTGCTAGAGGAAGGCAACCTTACATGATTCAGCATGAGCTAAACTTAGCAACTGCTGTTACTGATAAAGGTACTGCTCTAGCAGCCAACGATGTTATTCCGGGTTTAACTATTCCAGCTAATACTTTGATCTTAGCAGCAGGTCTAGAAGTTACTGAAGCTCACGCAGGTACTTCTACAGACACTGACTTTGACTTTGGTGTTACTGGTGGTGACTTAGATAACTTTGTTGATGGTTTTGATTTTGATGGTGCATCAGTAGGTGACTACGCATTTAAGGCAGGACAAACTCCTGTTCTTATTGGTGGTACTTCTGATACTATTGATATTGAAATTCAAGCAATGACCGGTACTACAACTGGTGGTAAACTAAGAATGTTTGCTGTCGTTATGAATGTTGATGACCAAGGTGACTTGGCAGCCAACGAGGTAGACCGAGATACATTGGCTTAAACTTTTTTCTAGGGGAGCAGGGTAACTTGCTCTCCTACACTTATAAGGATTATTATGGCAGAAACTTACCTAACATTAACAAATAAAGTAATAGCAAGGTTGAATGAGGTTGCATTAACTTCTGCAAACTTCACTAATGCTAGAGGTATACAAGTTCAATGCCAAAACGCAGTTAATGAATCAATTAGATTTATTAATCAAAGAGAATTTAATTATCCATTTAATCATGCTACAGAAACTAAAACATTAACAGCAGGTGTTGTTAGATATAGTTTACCTACATCTACTAAAACAGTAGACTATAATACATTTAGGATGGTTAAAGATAGTGATCTAGGAAACGGTGGATATAAATTAGGAATACTTGATTATAATGATTACATAAATAGAGTTGTAAATCAAGAAGACGAAATAAGCACCACAACCACAACTACAACACATACAGATAGTGTGACAACAATAACTGTATCTAGTACAACAGGCTTTGATAGTGCAGGAACAATAGTTGTAGGCAATGAAACAATTACATACACAGGTACAACAAGCACTACATTTACAGGATGCACTAGAGGTGCATCAAGCACTACTGCAGCCTCAATAGCTAGTGGTGTTACAGTAGCACAGTTTGATGGTGGAGGTGTTCCTGAATATGTAGTAAGAACACCAGATAATAATTATTTATTTTATCCTTTTCCAAACAAATCATATTCTGTAAAATTTGACTATTATACATTTCCAAGTGACTTATCAGCACACGGTGATACTACATCTATACCTGATAGATTTGCTCCTGTAATAGTGGATGGTGCTACAGCATTTGTTTATCAGTATAGAGGTGAGACACAACAGTATCAGCTTAATATGCAAAGATTTGAACAAGGTATAAAAAATATGCAAACACTATTAGTGAATAAATTTCAATACTTACGTTCAACTTTTATACCTAGAGTTGGTGTATATAATTCAGGTAGTGTAGATATTAGGTCTGTATAATGGCAGATCAGTCTCAAACAGTACCATCTGCATTTAACTGTGAAGGTGGTTTAGTTCTTAACCGTTCTACCTTTATGATGAAACCGGGTGAAGCATTAGAACTACAAAACTTTGAGCCTGATATAGAAGGTGGGTATAGAAGAATAAATGGGTTTAGTAAGTATGTATCAGCAGTAGTTCCTCAGACATCTTCTTCTTCTGAAAAAGTTTTAATGGTTTGTACCTTTGCAAGTAAAGTTGTAGCAGCTAGAGGAACAAATATATTTCAAGCCACTCCGGGTGGGTCTTCATGGACAACTATAGATAGTGGCAGAACAAGTGCAGGTAAATATAACTTTGAAAGATTTAACTTTGATGGTAATGACAAGTTAATTGTTGCAGATGGAACAAATTCACCAACAGTTTTTAATACATCTTTTACAGCAACAGATGTATCTTCAGGTGGTGGTGGAGAAGTAAGCACAGCAGTAACAGGTGCTAAATTTGTTGTAGCATTTAAAGAACATATGTTTTATGCTGGTATGTCAAGTGCTAAACAAGAGTTAGTATTTAGTGTGCCTTTTGATGAAGATAACTTTGCCACAGGTAGTGGTGCAGGAACTATTAAAGTTGATGATGAGATAACAGGACTTAAAGTTTTCCGTGAAGACTTATTTATATTTTGTCAAAATAGAATATTTAAATTATCAGGAACATCAACTAGCAATTTTGCTATAACAGCAGTAACAAGAGATATAGGATGTATCAATGGGGATACAATCCAAGAATTTGCAGGTGACTTAATATTCTTAGGTCCTGATGGTTTAAGAACTATTGCAGGTACTGCAAGAATTGGTGACGTTGAATTAGGAACTATAAGTTCTAATGTACAAAGTTTATTTGACGCAAATTTATCAAGTGCATCAGAGTTTGACTCTGTAGTCATACCTGATAAAACACAGTATAGAATATTCTTTACAAAAGATGGCACAGGAGAAAATGCAACTAAAGGTGTTATCTGTGTATTGAAAGGACAAACCTTTGAGTTCTCAGAGCTACGTGGTATTAAACCAGCTTGTACAGATACCTTTGTATCAGCAGGAGATGTTATAGTTTTACATGGTGCATATAGTGGTGGATACATCTATAGACAAGAGTCTGGTAATGATTTTGATGGAACTGCTATATTAGGCAAATATAGAGGTCCTGATATGACTTTTAATGATGCAGGCATACGTAAACACATGCAACGTGTTATTATTAACTTTGCACCTGAATCAACAATAGATGCAGATTTATTTTTAAGATATGATTATGAAGCAAAAGATTCTGCGAGACCTGCGGCTTATCCATTAGATTCAAGTGATATAGCCGCAATATATGGAACTACTACATATGGTGCTAGTTCTACAAGTTTTGGAACATATGGTGGTGCATCACAACCACTAGTTAGACAAGCAGTAGAGGGGTCAGGCTTTGCTGTTGCACTAAGAGTAAATGATGGTGGTTCAACTGCACCATATTCACTTAAAGGTTTTCAATTAGAATATCAGTTAGGAGCAAGAAGATAAATGGGAGCTACTTACACTAGACAATCATCTTACAGTGATGGAGACACAATAACTGCCGCTCATACCAATGATGAGTTTAATCAACTATTAGCTGCCTTTGCATCAAGCACAGGACATACTCACGATGGTACTTCAGCAGAAGGTGGTCCTATTACTAAATTACTTGGAACTTCTATAACTATAGGTGATGGCACTTCAGGTACAGATATAACAGTAACATTTGATGGTGAAACATCTGATGGTGTTCTTAAATGGATGGAAGATGAAGATTACTTTGAATTTAGTGATGACATACTTATTGCTTCTACAGAAAAAATACAATTCAGAGATACTGCTATATATATTAATTCTAGCACGGATGGACAATTAGATATTGTAGCAGATACAGAAATACAAATAGCAGCAACAACAGTAGATATAAATGGTAATGTAGATATATCAGGCACACTAACAATAGGTAGTGCAGGTATATCTGAAGCAGAACTAGAAGTTCTTGATGGTCTTACAGTAACCACAACAGAAGTAAATATTTTAGATGGTGACAACAGTGCTTCTTCTATAACTGTAGCAGACGCAGATAGAGTTGTTCTTAATGATGCAGGAACTATGAAGCAAGTGGCAGTAACAGATTTAGCTGCTTACTTTGATGATGAAATAACTGCAATGCCTAACTTAACATCTGTAGGAACTCTTACAACTCTTACAGTAGATAATGTTATAATTAATGGTACTACAATAGGTCATACAGATGATACTGACCTTATAACTGTGGCAAGTGGTATTGTTACAGTAGCAGGTGAAATATCTGTAACTACACTAGACATTGGTGGCACTAACGTAACGTCTACTGCAGCAGAACTTAACATTCTTGATGGAGTTACTGCCACTGCTTCTGAACTTAACATTCTTGATGGTGTTACATCTACAACAGCAGAACTTAATATACTAGATGGTGTAACTTCTACAGCTACAGAATTAAATATCATAGATGGTGACACCACAGCGACATCCACTACACTTGCAGACGCAGACAGAGTTGTAGTCAACGATGCAGGAACAATGAAGCAAGTTGCATTAACTGACTTTGAGACTTATTTTGAATCTGCACTAGATACATTATCAAATGTAACAACAGTAGGTGCATTAAACAGTGGTTCAATAACAAGTGGATTTGGTGCAATAGACATAGGTTCTAGTAACTTAACTGCAACAGGAACTATATCATTAGGTGCTACGTCTTTTAATGACAATGCAATAACAAACGTAGGTGACATTGCACTTGACTCTATTAGTGCAGATGCAACAGATATAAACGTAGCAGTATCAGACAACTCAGGAACTGCATTTACAATTAAGCAAGGTTCAGATGCTTATCTTATAATAGACACAGGAAATAGCAGTGAATCAATATCTATTGGTACAGGTGTATCAGGAACTGCTATAACATTAGGACATAGCACATCTGAAGTAACTGTAGCAGATAACTTAACTGTTACAGGTGACCTTACAGTATCAGGCACAACAACTACAGTAAACTCAACAACAGTAAATCTAAATGACCACAACATTGTATTAGACAGTGGTAATGACACAAGTGCAGTTATCAATGGTGCAGGTATTACAATAGAAGGTGGATCAGGTGATGATGCTACATTTACATATAGCACTACAGGACCTCAGTTTGAGATGAAGTTAGGCTCTAGCTACGAGGATTTACAAGTAGCTAAATTAGTAGCCTCTGAATTAGATATATCAGGTGACGTAGATGTAGATGGAACTTTAGAAACAGATGCTCTCAGTATTAATAGTACAGCAGTTACATCAACAGGTGCAGAGTTAAATTTAGTTGATGGTTCATCTGCAGGTACAATAGTAAATAGCAAAGCAGTTATATATGGTTCTAGTGGTGAAGTAAATGCTACTACATTACAAATAGCAGGAACTTCTATTACATCAACTGCTGCTGAATTGAACATCTTAGATGGTGTGACTGCGACAGCGACAGAGCTTAACATCATGGATGGTGATACGTCTGCAACTAGCACAACATTAGCTGATGCAGACAGAGTTGTTACAAATGACAATGGTACAATGAAACAAGTAGCATTGACAGATGTAAAGACGTACTTAACTAGTGCAGGTTTTACAACAGATGACCCAACAGCACTTGCAATTGCGTTAGGTTGATTTTTCTTGACAAATCAATGTAAACGTAGTATAATTATATAAAAGGAAAAATAAATGGCAAATACATTCAAAGTGGTCACATTCGCTGCCGAGCCAAATGCTGCAGGAACTCCGTATACAATATACACAACTCCTAGTAGTACAACTACAGTAGTGATTGGACTCATACTTACCAATATACATACCTCACAAGTAACCACAGAAGTAGAACTTGTATCTGATACATCAGGTGGTGGTAGAGGAGCAACCAACGGAACAGCTTTCTTGGTTAAAGATGCACCGATACCTGTAGGTTCTTCACTAGAACTTTTGACAGGTGGCAAGGTTATACTTGAAACAACAGACGTATTAAGAGTAGACTGCTCTGTAGCAGACAAACTAAGTGGCACATTAAGTATCATGGAGATAACATAATATGGCATACATTGGCAACAACGTACCTGCTAACTTTCAAGCTCCACCTGCAGTCGTAAGATTTAATGGTGATGGTTCTGATACAACCTTTGCACTTGGAAGAACAATAGGTTCAGTACAAGAGATACTTGTAAGTGTTGATGGTGTTGTCCAAGATAGTGCAGCTTACACTGTACCTGATGGCTCAACATTGACATTCTCGGCTGCACCTTCAAGTGGCACAAACAAT